CCACAGTATCACAAATACTGGTTTCTGATAAAATCGACTATTTAGATATAGTTCAATATTAATGGAGTTACTATAATTCTTCTATCGAAGCAATTATAGATCCATATTGGTATTTAGAGGGTTGTCTCAATTGAGATTACCATTTAGATATGATTTTTCATCATAAACATGGGGAAGGGATCGTTACTCGATCTCGGTATCTAGGTAGCGTTCCATCGTGTTTTACTACACTTTGGGACCTAGACTACCTGCTTAATATTATCTATTAAGTTTTACCGGTATGAGTTGCGGCGAAATCTTGTATGTGCTCCCGATCGCATCAGGTAAGCTCTTTCAGCTGTTCCTGAGACCTTAAGCCCCTTTTTGGGACAAGGAGATCATTCATTGAATAATCTCTTAAGGTAATCGGTATTCATATACGGGTTAGGTATACAAAGGACGATATGTATTATTGCTGGGTCTTAGTCTTTTCTAAAAGACTCACCAGAGATGATTGATCGACTTCCTGTTACCAGAAGCCCTTACACCATCCCTGACTTATCGGTATTTAGTTCCGAAGTTTATTCTAACCAGTTCGTCGACACATGACGGTCTTTATTTAGTCAGACCTCCCATATTTCGGTTACAATCCAAAGACGAATCTAATCGTCCAAAGGATAAACCAAGTAACGGAGGCTCCAAAAAAGAAGCCTGAAAATCCGAAACCTGTCATTGTATCAAGCGCTATCGGAAGAGCATCGTGAAGTAAATCACAAGCTCCTCTAACTAAGATATTGGTTATTTCATAACCAAGATCATAGAAATCTCCATTTCATCCATTCGTATAGAATTGATAGATTTGGGGACCGATGATATGCCCTTTACATATGAATAGTATACCTGAAGTTCCTATCATCAAGATTATGATTCTCATAATCATTGATAACGGGTTCCAAAAGGTGTCTACAGCAGAAGAAGCTGTTTCGACAACTACGAATAACTTTGCTACTGTGGCTACAACAGTGTCGATTCCAAAGACGATGGCTCCAAAAGAAAGAGCCATTGATCCTAAAGATATCGTTTTTGCTGTTAAAAGAAGTCTTCTAGTGATTTGTGAAGTCACTATGCCGACGATCCTTTTACCACTAAATCTTCTAAGTAAGATTGGTAAATATCCAAACGGTAACCCAGCTTCCATGTATCTACTTCCATCCTTGGAATGTAGCAAGTTCTTAAACACTTGGTGTTGATGGAACAAGCTAGGAACTCCTTTCCCTTTGGTAAATGCTGCAGCTAAATCTTTATTTTTACTAAAGGTTAGTACAGAGATAGGTAACATAATAGCGTCCTTGTACATCGACATAAGGGTCCATACTAGATTAGATACTTCCTCTACAATAATTGGTTCACTTTCTAAAGGTAAACCTCTTTTAGAGTAGTAGGAAACATCGAATTTGACAAAATCTGCCAAATCTCTAGCTAGGACCTCAAATTTTGAGTGTATAAGAACCCTTCTTTCTGTTATTCTATCTAAATAAGGTAGGTATATCATTTCATACAAACCATATGGATAACCATATGATTTTACCAATTTACTTGGTTGAAATTCTAAACACCACCCTATTTCATCTACCATTGTTTCTTTACATTTATTGATCCAGGAATCTACCCAAAGGCAGAAACCTCTAATAAAGATACTGTCTTTTGCAAAGACGATATGTTTAAAGGATTCCATAAATGTAATAGGATCGATTATACAAGATGCGAAGAAAAGGTATTTGATCTTTAAATTTTGAAAAATAATTTTCTTATTTAAACCTCCTAGGACTTTATATCCAAATCCAGCACTTTTCACTATTTGGGCGAAAGACAATTTGTACTTTCTTCCAAACTCGATCAATGCTGGAATTGTTTCTAAAGAACTATAGAATTCTTTAATAGGGACTGGACTAATGTCCACTCCTTTGTAGATAGTTTTCTTAGCAAACTCAAGAGCTATTCCTTTTAAAGAATAGATTGATTTTGCCGGATTACAGTCTACACCAAGATTGGTAATAATACTTAAGTATTTCTTAGCAACCTTGGCATTAAAGATTACAATATCATCTCCTAGCACTGCATAATCGGAAAACCAAGTTCCTGACTTGATTTCTCCGGAAGACACAGCCGCAAATTGCACTATGAAATGATGAGTATATGCTAGCATAGCCCAACTAGAAAGAGCTCCCATTGGTTGACCTACAGAGTAAGTCACCGATGTTATAGCTGGATTCTTTTTCGAAATCATTGATTTCGGAAGGGCATATGATCTACCCACTAATAACTCCCTCCAAGCTTGGGATTCTTTAACAGTTAGACCGAATAGGTCTCTTATTAAATCTTCTTGCAAGCTTATTGGAAGTCTATCAGTGGCGGATGATAAATCCATTGAAAACAACGGTTTATTGTGATCAAAGGCTCTCTTTAAGGGAGCTAATTGATCAAATGTCCCATCTTGAGGTAATTTTCTTAATACATTGAAAATTACTTTATGAATAGGGGCCAATAACCATTGAGTCCATGGATCTACCATAGCAAAGACTCTCATTTTCCCAGCTGCTTCCATTTTTAATCCTAATTTACCTAAATATTCATGTTTAGGTTGACTGGCTTGAGAGTGTCCGGTAGTTGATGCCCATTCTCCTAACGTTTTTATGACATAGGAAGGTATATGATACTTAGAAATATCATACATATCTTCAATGATCTGAATCGCATTCATCAAGATAGGATTTCTTGATAATACAATTGCAGATCTCATTGCCACAATAGGTGAGGAAGAATGCAAAGCATCAGCATTCACCTGAGGACTACTTTTTGATATTGGGAAATATTTAAATTTCTTTATCAATTGTAGTCTAGGTGAAACACAGACTTTACCCTTAAGTAGAATTTGTTCAGTGAAAGTAGGAATGTATTTTCTTAATTCACTGAAGATTCAATCTTTTCCAGAAAAAGGATTGGTGATTGATTGCAATTTAATTGGTCCCTCATACAATAGGTCTCTGTAAAGAGAAGCTAATGTAAGAGAGTACTTCATATAAAAAGTATTACCCAATTTAAGTTGCTTTCTAATCACCGGTGGAAACATTCTTGGAATTCCAGACTTAGTTATACTTACTCTGGTAGTTGTAGATTTACATCTATAACCACCTAAGTACTGCTGTGTTAAAACACTAACAGTTTTTAAGTATAAAACTAAACCTTTAATTCCTTGATGGTTTGCGATCTGAGATAAGTCTGACAAGACGGATCTTGTAATGGAAGCCAATGATTGAGACGGTGACCCTCCCATAGCAGGAATCATTCTAAGAATAATTCCTACTAAGGCCTGACCATGATTTCTCATGATCATAGCATTCATATTATCATATCTAAATGTTAAAAACTTAAAAGAGTTAAAACTACTTTTAAGAGATAATTTTTGAACAGGTATTGTTTTCATTATTATTTTATATATTAATTTAAATGTGATCCTTCAAAAGTTGGCTTTAGAGCTAATATGTACTTAGTACACAGAGAGATACCACCCTCCCAATCCCGTAGGATTATAGCCTGCCTTCTTTCTAATGAACTCCCGTATCCCCTTTTGGGGGGCGGTAGCTACCTTTGGAAAGGATAGGCGGATCGTCTACTCAGTTAGTAGACCAGATTGTCCAATAAAGCCGGACAACCGATCTACATCTGACCTTGCTCGACGTCAAGGAAATTCACCACTCATTGGTAACATAATGTTATCAAAGAGATACTAAACTTTCACTTCTAGTTAGCCCTCGCGGGTTCCCTCACGGGCTAGAAGGAGGAAGTTTACATAAACTCAAGGATTCCAAAATGAGTCGTTAAGTGGTTACATTTCAATAACCATCGAACGTCCATACATTTCTGGATCCTTACTTAGATATAGTACACTTTTACATGCACCTCACTCTAAGAGGACGGCTAGATAGCTTTATCTAACCATAGATCATACTATTAC